GGAGCAGAAGAGCGAACTACGTAATGAGTTTCGCGAAAATGGGTGGCTCAACACGGATGAGCTAAGAGCAGCCGTCAAAGCGTATCGGCTGTATAAGGGAAAGATCAACATTGATGAAGTCGTCGATAATTATAATCTTATCGCGGGCCCGGAGTCGACGGAGGCATGAACAGTATCACCCAAAAGACTATGTTTAGCTCAAAAACAGGGGAATGGGCGACACCCCCCGAGTTTTTTGAGAAGCTTAATTGGCGCTTTGGTCCATTCGATTTGGATCCTTGCGCCACACCGCGCAACACTAAATGTCCGAACTTTTACACCGAAGCCGAAGATGGGCTATCGAAAGATTGGACCGGCCACATAACCTTCGTTAACCCTCCGTATGGAAGAGGTATTGACAAGTGGATTGCAAAGGGCTATAATACTGCCAAAGATGGAGAATCTAAAGTAGTGATGCTCATTCCAGCCCGCACTGATACGAAGTATTGGCACAACTATGTGATGAAAGCCAATGAGGTATATTTTCTCAAGGGCAGGCTTAAATTTGGCGATAGTACCAATAGCGCCCCCTTCCCTTCAGCAATTGTAGTTTTCGGGGGCACGAACCAGCAAATATTTGGGACAATGAACCGATGAATCGGAAAGACCGTCGGGCGCTAAAGAAACAAATGGGGAAGGAATCGTCCGAAAAACTTTCCCAAAAAATTTTCCAGTTTAACCAGCTGGGGGAGGAATGTTTGGTCTGTACCATCCCTTTTGACAAGGAAGATAGAGAGATGGTAGAATCATGGACGGTTGTGGTGCGTGAGGATAAGGAAGGTAGCGTCAGACTTTATTGTCCTACTTGCTGGCAAAAAGCGCAGCACGTGGTCGAAGAATATATGAAATCTCAAGGAAAAAACCATGCCAATTGAAAGATTGACGTCTAGAGCCCTTCGGGTTCTTATAAATGGTGGAATTAAGACCAAGAATACTTGTGTCATAAAATTTTATGCACCCGCGTGCCAGCTGTGTCACGCCTTGCAGGGGACTTATCATCGGATTGCGGACGACCCCGCTTATAAAGATGTGCGTTTTTTTGCATTCAACATTTATGATCATCGCGATATAGATGTTGAATTGGGTTTTAAGGGTACTCCCACTATTATACTTCTAAAAACTGGCGAAGAGGAACCCAACATTCAAATACTGCCAGAGCCTATAGTGCCCCACCCCAAGACATGGTACACTGATCTGGATATTACACACTTTCTAAAGGATAACATTTAATGAACAACCGAATTAAAGAAGCGGTATTGCTTTCACTCCGGGCCGACGCGCTGGAGGCTTTTGATAGAATTGCGCAGCTACTTGGAACCACTCCTTCCGCCGAGCCGGATGTGGCCACGCAGGTCAAAGAAGCTCTGCGCAAGTTACTGCAAGCCGAAGGAGCAATGATAACCCTTAACCAACATTTTCCGGATCCAGTACGCCGGCCCACGCAGCCCGTAGCGCCCTCACCTATTGAAAACCCGGAAGATATAAAAGTGATCACTCCCGAAATGTCTCCTACTTTACGTGAGGCGCTCGCGGCAGAAGCCGCGCGCAAAAAGAGAGAGGGAGAAGAATCATGAACCGTCACTTATCTTATGACGATGTGCTGTTGCGACCTCAATATTCCGATATTGAATCCCGCTCGGAAATAGATGTTAGTTCTGATTTGGGCAAAGGAGTACTACTTCGCGTGCCTGTCATTGCTTCCCCGATGGATACTGTGTCGGAATCTACCATGGCTTCAGCCATGGCCGAAGGAGGAGGAGCCGCCATTGTTCACCGCTATAATACAATCGATGAGCAGTGTAAACATATTACTATGGCTACCATTAGGGAAGGAAGCCCTATGCCCAATCTCGTGGGCGCGGCGATAGGCGTTAGCGGCGACTACTTGGAGCGTGCACGTGCCGTGTATGAAGCAGGTGCTAACTTTCTATGCGTGGATGTAGCCCATGGGCACCATCGGATGATGAAAGAAAGTTTATCTCAATTGCGCGCCATCTTTGGAGAAAAAATTCACCTGATGGCTGGAAATGTGGCCACGTTAACCGGAATTAATGACTTGGCTGATTGGGGTGCCGACAGCGTGAGGTGTAATATTGGAGGAGGATCTATTTGCTCCACTCGCATTCAGACGGGACATGGGTTACCGGGACTTCAAACCATTCTTGATTGCGCTCAGACAGACCGGGATGTGAAAATTATAGCCGACGGCGGCATTAAAAACTCTGGAGACATTGTAAAAGCAATTGCCGCCGGCGCCGATGCAGTCATGGTGGGCTCTTTGCTGGCAGGCTCCATGGAGTCCCCTGGTGAGCTTCTGTATGAAGATGGGTGCCGGTGGAAAGTATATCGTGGTATGGCTAGCAAAGAAGCGCAACTGAAATGGCGCGGCACATACTCATCTTTAGAGGGTGTAAGTAGTAGAGTTCCCTATCGGGGACCAGTGGCAGACATCTTGGACGAGCTAGATCGAGGAATTCGTTCGGGGTTTTCTTATAGCGGCGCGCGCAATTTGAAAAATTTCCAAGCTAAAGCAGAATTTGTCCAACAAACAAACTCGGGACTAGTTGAAAGCCGCACCCACATTAACCACCGGAATTGGTAAATGTCGAAGGATATTGACTATGGAAAGCTTACAAAGCGCATCGTGTTCACTGATAATGATCATCGCCATGCTCAATTGATAGTGGCCCTGCGCACCGATGGACTCACCCAAGCTGCCTTCTTCCGCCATCTTATAACTGGCTATATAGAGAACGATGAGCGTATCCGCCAGTTTGTGGATGAAGTCAAGCCTCAATCACGTAAACGTAAAGCTCAATCATCTCAGCTAAGAGCCAAAGGGCGCGAAGACTTTAGTGCCCATGGGTTTTCAGAAGATCAGGTGGAGAGTATTTTTGATTTAATTGAAGAGGAGAATTCTCTTTTATGAGGCGCGGGTTATTAAAATGTAGTGATTTATGCTTTGAAAAAAAGATTAAGTGTCCCCATAAAGGGTGCAAGTATTGGATTAACTATGGAGATGAGCAGAACTGTACTTTAATTTCCATTTATGTGAACGGTCCCATGACATTAAGACAGGTAGGAGACCGGTTAGGGATCTCTTTTGCGCGTGTAAAACAGATTGAGTCCAAGGCACTTCAAAAGCTGAAGGTGCTAATTGGAGATACAAATTTGTTTTTTTAGTCCTTTAGTGAGACACCTCACTATTTATTGGTGAGTTTACATTTTTGTATCTAAGGAGAATTTACATGGCTCGCAAAACTTTACTAACAGAAGGCGAAATTCGCCAATTTATGAAACTTGCCAATATGACGCCGGTTGGGAAGAAGAGAATGAATGAAATGAGCGGTATTGCATATAACCGCGACGAAGACGACCATCTGGAGTCCGAGCTTCATGCAACTGAAGATGAATTAGGCGCCGAGGACGAGCTAGCGGATGACGAAGCTGATGAGCTAGAAGATATGCCGGTGGCAGATGAGCCAGCTGCCGATATGATTTCGCTCGGTGATTTCGTTCAAGCACTAGAACAGGCTGTCGAAGATGTCACGGGGCAACCCACAGATGCTGATCTTGAAGGAGGTGAGGAAGAAGAGATGGCTGTGGATGCGGAAGTGGATATCGATGGTGGTGATGAAATGGATATCGCCGCTATGGAAGTCGAAGAAGAGCTTCCTTTAGAAGAGGAGAAAGATTGGGGTCACGGTAAACATGAGTATAAGCGCTCCAAGGATCCTAAGACCGGCCGCGAGTCTAAGACAGGTGAGGGTCCCGACGGTCATTATAAGGACTACGAAGGACCGAGCGGTGGCAATAAGGGTGATGAGTCCAAGACGCACCCCGGCCGCAAGGATTACGAAAAGAAAGAAGAAGGTCTCCGGAGTCAAGAGGCACTAGTGGCTGAAGTAGCTCGCCGTGTTGCCGCGCGACTCCAAGCTGAGACGAAACGGGAAGAGATGGTAGATCATCTAGCTGAGCGCATTCTGACGCGCCTCACTAGAAAGTGATTTGACAATTCTCCCCAAATGAATTATAATAACCACTACTTTTAGTGGTTATTTTTTTTTAGGTGAGACATGAAATTTTTCTTATATCTTTTAGTTTTTATTTTTGGTTACTTCACATGTAAGGTCTTTTACTTTATGAAAGGGCTTAACACTACACTATCGATGCTGCGCGTAGCACAGCTGGTGGGCTTGAGTATCTATACTAAAGCCTTGGAAGATATTCACTATGCGAAAGCAACTACAATGGAGAGCATGTTGAAAAATGGACAGAGCCAACACAACATCAATGCTTTCATTTATCGCTTTGAAGAAGATTTGGCGCGCTATAAGCGCAAATCCGTGCAAAGTATTATAAACGTGCATCCCAAAATGTTTAAAGAGGCTGTGCCTTTTAACGATTGGCCCACGGCGATGCATTTTTTGAACGAGAATAGGGTCGTATTGAGTGAGTTTCTTAAAAAGGATGAAGCCGATGATTAAAAAGATTAAGGAGGCCATCGCCTCAGTATTAGAAGAGGCAGACTCTTCATCGCAACGAGATGTAATATTGGTAGCCGCCGACGGGAACAGTGAGCCCGAGATGCACATGATCGGGCTCTTTGCCGAAGTAGTGGAAGAAAAGATTGCCGAAGTGGTTCATGCTCTCCTCTATCTTAATCAGATAAATAAGACTAAGAAAGCAGAAGAGAAAAAGCCTATTGAATTTTATATTTCTACGTATGGCGGATCCGCTGATGACATGTTTGCACTTTACGATGTGATGCGCCTTGTGCGTGAGGAAAGTGATATTACCACCATCGGATTGGGAAAGGTTATGTCTGCCGGCGTCTTACTTTTAGCAGCCGGCACCAAAGGT